AACCATCGGGACAGAAGCCGGGAGCCATAACCTGATTCCAAGTATAAAGACCACCATACGGAACACGGTTTGCTTCATCATCATCATAGACCTTTGATCCGGGAATATTCTGATCGTAATTAAGGCACATCCAAACCTGTGTACCTATGGCGATAGTTTCACAGAAGCCATATGATGGCGGGATATCGGGCACGGGAATCGAAGGGCTGAACCCGCTGACGGATAGGCTTCGTGATCCGACGATGATATCCAGTTCAATTTCGTAACCTTTGATGGCGTTATCATAAACGATGACGTTGCTATGAAGGACACGTACCGCGCCCCAACCGGAATCGGTGTAAATATATATTTCACGGGTGTTCAGAATTGTGCGTATAGCGTCACATTGCTGTTGCGTTAGCTGACCTGATCCGATCGTTAGCTGTCGTGTGCCACGTGTACGGTATTTTTCACCTTCCGTAATTATGTTTATACGGCCGGAATAAAACAGCCAGTAATGCCACCCGTTATAATACCAACGAAGATAATAGCCTGAACATCTTCGGCTTATCTCAATGCGTTCGGATTCGATTACTGCGGACATCAGAGTGCGTTTATTTCGGCTGTGAAAAATGAAGCGTTAACGGGTATTCCTGCGGGATCAATAGTAAGGGAGCAAAGATGCCCTTCAAGATCATCAGCAGGTACGTATGAGATTGTTTCGGATAACAGAACGTTCATCGAACTGAATGTGCGAACGGTAACGGTTATATCGCCTGTCGGTGAAAGCAAAGCCCTTTCAGGCATAATGAATGATATATCAAAGGGCAGTCCTGCAAAGTACACAGGATTCTCAAAACTGTTGAAAAATGGTGCTTCGTGGGCGTCATCGGCTTCATATTCGTGTAGGTTCGATCCCTGTTCTTCTGATCTGACAGCTTCCACGTAATACCAAATCGGCGCGGGTGATCCTTCGGCAGAGATCCAAGCGTTTGAACTGCCATACCAACATTCCCGGTATTCAAGATAAAAGTTACCCGACTTGTTTGTTTCTGCCATTATCAGCGCAGAGTAATCGCCCACCTTACCGAGTGACGTTACGATACGCAAGATACCTGACACATCAAGGTCAGCATAACCGTAGCTGTCGGGCGAAGCCACGATTGTCAGGGCGTTCAGTACTCCGTTAATCATTAACCGACCTTCGAAGTAATAACCGCCGTGCAGAGTATTATCGTTGACGTAAGTGATCAGCCGTTCAGGATCAAGTGCCGTGTCCGAAGGATCGAAACCTGCTATAAACGGTATGTTCGTTTCAATGACAGTAGTCGTGGAGCCTGCCTGAACAGCACCGAGATACATTGCGTTTAATGTTTTGTTATAAACATTAATCACATTTCCGACCTGACCAGTATATGTACCTGCTGATACAGTGATCCGTAAGTTACCGCCATTGTTTGCCACGGAAACAATATCAAAGTCGTGGCGATGTAGTCGGAAATTATTCGGTGATTCAGTTGCCACCCATCGGCAGACAACTTCGGGCGAGATCTGTTCAACGTATTCCGGGGTGCTGATTAGTGTTACCATGATTATTCAAATTTTTTCAAATAACGAACATATTGTTCTTCTGTCAGGTTGCGTACCATACCACCGAAGCCGATAAGTAACTTTCCGCTTTGCTGTCTGCGGATGATATATGGCTTATAAGATTTCGGCGGTAATTTTTCCGATGAAGATCCCGTACTTCGCGTTAATCTTCTCAATAGTCTTACGGCGTTCTGTCGTATATATGTCCACAAAAACCTTATTCCTGAATTGTTTGTTTCCATATTTGTTTATATACCAAGTTATAAATTTCGCTTCACGCATTTTACCTTCTTCCGTTACAGCCCGGAACATATTTCTGCGACGCATCCAGTCATATATTTTATAAACCAAGCCGTGATCTTTTGAGTTTTTTCTTGGACCACGACCACGTTCTGTTACAGGAAGCCAAAACGGTACGAGTATTCCGGCTGAATGATCTGTTTCTTCGATCTCAAACTTATCCATGATGCTTTGAGATATACGATTACCGCCATACGCATTACGCTGACTGATATTGCGTATCAGTTCTTCCAGTTCCGGTCGTATCGTTAGGGCTAAAGACATTAGGCGTAAGTATGATAAAAGACACTTAATGACATGGTATCGCCACCGCCAGTTTTTGTAGCTATCGCCACACGTATCTGCTGATTCTGTGGCTGTGGTGGAATTTGTATCGGTACGTTATTCGCACCGGATTGGTTCGTCTGTTTCGTGGTTCGTACCCGTCCGATCTCACCGCTTTCGTTATACAGAACAATCTCATAAATGTCGGTTGCGGATGCCGATTCCACGTTCAGGAAATGAATATCGAAAGGTACGGTGATTGCGTTGGCAGGGATCAGTTCAACGACAGATCCAAGTTGCCATGCCCCTGCACCACCCGCGACAGCAATACCGTCAGCTAACGTAGGGTAAACACTTGCCGGGCTGTGGATGTGCTTATACAGGGCGTTCAGGTTGCCGAAGATCGATTCAATGAAAGGTGCATCGGTCACATCGCCTACCAGTTCGAGCAGTTCTTTCTGTAAAGCCATAAGGCTACTGCCTGACGATGTATCAGACTTATTGCCGACGACATCACTCATATGGATATTATTCGCCGAATCTGCTATGGGAAGCAGTTCAGCAAGTGCGGTGGATAAGGTTACGGTTGCCATTTTTATAGTTTTATTAAGTTACCACTTTCATCTGTAATGTAATTGCCGTCATCATCGACTAAATAAGTATTTTCAGTATAAGTATTTTCAGGTATCTCACACGGGATGCGCCTTTCATTTTTCAGGTAATAAAGATTCAGAGGCAATGACCATCCGATCACGTTAGCGTCATATTTCGATTCCAGTATTCGCAGAACAGTTACAGGTGTAATCGTTTTGAATTCGGCAGTATTTATTAGGCGAACGATGATCTGTTTACAGATGTCAAGTAAGTTCTGCAGTTTCGTTTCATGTACTTCTGCCTTTTCTTCAAGACTGACCTGCTGAACGATCTCAACGATAAGCGGGTTGTAATGTTCTGCGATGGCGTTTGCGCGGACTTCAAGCATGATATCTGTCGGCTGTATTATTACGCCCACGACATCGAGTTGGTTGCTCTGATCGGTGTAAAGATTGACAAGCTGTTGCTGATCATAGATGACAAGCGAACAGCCTGAATCGCTAAGTATCTGTTTTAGTTTTGCAGTAATCATCAGCTTGGCTTATTTTTTGATTTCGCATCGATTTGCATCAAGTCCATATAACGGGCTTTATAATCTTCTGTTTCTTTTTCGAGCATGAAGCGTACAAGGCATTCGTTGTATGGTGTGAGCAGTACTTCGCCGACAGTAATCTTCATTGCGTCACGGAGGAAGTTAAGAGATGATAATTCAGAATAGACGTTCAGCCTTTCGATCCCGGCAGATAATTCCATTTTCGTTGGCTCCCGGTGCAGTAGTTTTTTTTCACGTTCGATCATTTCAGCATACAGGGTTACAAGATGATTGGCGACTGGATATATTTCACGAACGATGCAAGTTATGATATTCTTTCCGAATAACAACGCATGATCTTGATCCCATTTTTTCCCGGTAACGATAGGATAATAGTAACCATCAATCATTCTGATAATTATGCCGAAATCATTTTCTTCCTGCCGATTGAAAAATAGTCGTTGACCGTAACAAAGATTGTTTGTGAACTGATCAAGGTTCGAAGGTACAGGATAATAACGGCGACCGATGCGGATCTGTTCCGGTGGAGAGAATGTTACAAGACCTTCTGACAGCCCTGCGTATTCATCCGGGTTACGCATCATATCGATAAGACGTAACTTTTCGAAAGGTATTATTTTCACGCTTTTCGCCATTGTACCCTGCCTTTGCTTTGATTGTTGACTGTTTCCATAAAACGGTAACGACCTGCATCAATAAGATGATCAAAGTCATCGATCGGGATTCCGGCACGTTTATCTGACCATAAGTAATTGTTGAACTCCTTTACCAGATCTGTCGAATCTTCGGTCAGGATATGCTCATAGTCCTGCATGAGCCGTAGTGCTTCGCCTACCGTCCATTTTGATTTATTGACTGGTTTAATATTGAAATATTTTTTCAGTTCGGCTATCATACGGGCATCGGCGCAGTCAGCAGTAATCAGGTCGTTACGGTTCACGTGCTGTGATATAAGGGTGCGAAGCTGTTCCGGTGTATTCCCTGACTGATATATCTTCTGATCCCAATACATACGGCGATTGCGTTGATCAATAGCGACCTTGACCATTGCGTCAGGATCATTGAAGCCGAAGTCAAGACCGAAGCTGTATGGGATGTATGAATCGAAATCGCCATAACGCCAGTTCTGAAATATCGCCCCTTCAAGCTTTCCTGTCAAACCTTCGCCGTACACAGTCCACCAGTACGGGCTATTCCTGTGGCGCAGGATCGATTCAATGATCTGATCCGACAGGAAAGGATTGTCGCGGAATGTCGAATGTATATAAGCGCAATCCTGCGGGTGCTTGTTTAGCAGTTCTTCGTTAACCCAAAATTCAGCAACGGGGTTGTAATCGATGAACACGAGCCATTTAGTTCGTATTTCAAGCTGATCGAATGTTTCATAATTGATGCCGTATGCTTCATTCACGAACAGGATGTCCCGGCGTGCGCCTTTCATGCGTTCAGATTTATCACCTGAAAAGAACTCAACAAGATTAGATCCGATGCGATATGAATTATCTGAACGGTTGTGATTCGATTCGGAATACAGACCTTCGGTCATCAGGATATGAAAGAAATCCCGCATCGCCCCACGTTTTAGGTGCGGATATGTTTCTGCCACGATTGACACGATCATATTCCTGCGTTGATGGCAGATCGTGATTATCGCTTGCAGAATCGAATATGTTTTTGAAGATGATGTACCGCCCTGATTAACAACAAAGCGTTTCTTCATTGCGACCGCTTCAAGATTCCTGCGATATATCTTCGTAACTTTCATTCAGGGCTTCAAGTGATTTATTTATTCTTTCCTGCTCTTCCTGATCTAAGGTTTGTACTTTTAATTCAGGGATATGAAGATCGATTTCCTGTTTTGCCTTACCATAAAGACGATCAAGTATTTCCTGAATTGCACGAATATCGCCACGCAGTCCTTTGGTAATTAACACATCCAGTATCGCACGACCTTTGTCAATATATTTGCCTGATTTTTGATCCTGAATCCTATCACTTAACAACTCATTCAGTTCAGTTACAATCGATTTCGGTCGCCCCTTCATATTACGATTTGGATCGTAACCTTTTTTCAAGGGCTTTAAATTTTCGGGAACACCGCCTTTTCTTGGCATTTTCTTTGTTTTTTCGTTGTATTAGCATCGGTTCGGGATATACAAAACAGGGTTAAAATCAATCCCGGAAGCATCGAAAGAATTGTCCTGACGAATTATTTTCGAACCCCATTTTTTCTGCAATAGGATGAATTGCTGATTTTCTTTTTCAACATTTCGATATGTCTGACAGCCACCCGGTAGATTTTGAAAGTCATTTTCAATAAACATCATATTGAATCGAAGTATTTTTCTATAATGATATAGCTGTTGTAAGGTCATGTCATAATCTTCTTTCAATGGAAGATCTTCATCATAGCGTAAGGGCGAATCATTATGTGCTTGAAATGGACCTCCGCAGTATGCCCTGAAAGAAAACGGATTGAATGCACGATATGCGCCGAAGTCAGTTTTACCTGCAGGATTAATGCCAAAGAAATGTACATCGAACTGATCAGCCATGAAAAAAGCGTATTCCACCCACTCAATGATTTCATCCGAAGAATAGTTTTTCAAGTTCATTTGCTCGCGGTCGCCGAAAGCTTTAACGTCATCATCGAGAAGAAGTATTTTTTTCACATCGGAATTATCAAGTATGTAATTTCTGATTCTGCAAAGATTACCCTGTGCATGATCCGGGACTATCCAGTAATTAACGTCAGGATTCACTTTTTTATATTCTTCTGATTGTGATTCAGAAACGACATAAATACATTCACTTATTACTTTGTGCGTATTTATGTTTTTCGGTCTTTTATATGTCGGACAATAAATTTTAAACATTTCGTATCTTATTTATTGCAGATGAACCATTGATGACGCGACCAATTCCACGAGCCCACTCCTTACCGTTTTTCCTTAATGTTTTTTCTGTTTCAAGGTCGAAAATAGATAAGGCGTTATTCCAATCTGTTTTATTTTCAAATACCAATACGATGTAATTCATTTTAGATGTCAGTTCCGATGCAAGATTATATTCACCGACGTGTTCATTTTCTTGTACCTTTTCAAAATCAGGGATCTCTAAGCCCCAGTCCGACAACTGATCTTCATCCCACTCATTGGCTAATAACTCATAATCTGATTCGCCGAAAGACACGTTATCTTTTATGATGTATCGTTTCAGCTTTTCAATGGGAGTATCGGCGGGCAGAATTTTACACAGCGTTTCTTTGAATTTCAATTCCCGGCAAACGGCAAGTCGCTGATTCCCGGCGATGACCACGAATTTTTCTTTCACAGGGAAAACAAGCAGTTCCCGCAGTTCAAGCATTTCAGGATCTTCAACGATCGACTGTTTCAGCTTATGATAGCGATAATCTTTTATGAAACGTGGATTCTTCGGCACACCTTCAATCTGACCTGTGTTATTTTCCAGTTTTGTCAGAGGCAGAACTTTTGATGTTACTTCCATTGGCTATGAATTTATTATTGAACTGATCATATTTGATTGTAAATCCGGGAACTTTCCCGGAAATATTACAACAGTCGAATTGGTTTGCCCAAAGGTATTGAAATTGCTTATAAGAACGATCGTCATCATAACAGACCGAAAATTCAATATTGGACTTATCACAGAGCTGTTTCAGGCGTTCATAATAGTATTTTTTTTCACTGTATTGAAAATGCAAAGCGCCGTTCTTCATCTTTGCCCCTTCAAAAAGATATCTAAAATTGTTTCCGGTAGCCTTTCTGATCCAACGAAGATTCCATGCTGATAGCCGTGCAAATCCTGCGATCACCGAACGAGTGCCTGAATCAGATATCATATCAACAAGCGACCAGTCAAAATAACGAAATCGCCCCGAGAGCGATTGATCAACTTCATATACCGGGAAGAAAGGATTGATCCGAACCGATGTATATATACCTGCATCATTCAATCGGCGTAATGCTTGCAATCGTTCCGACGTCGGGTTTGCTCCCGGCTCAAATATAAGACTGACATCATCAAAAGGCGTTGTTATTGAAACCTGCACGATGCAGTTGTCAGGATTCAGGATTGGGATATAGTCTGCGATCAGCGAGTTTTTTGTAAGTATAAGATACGGGTAATTGAATTCATTCAGCATCTGAATTATTTCGAAAGTACGTTTCTGCGTTTTTTCAATATCTGAAAAGCAGTCAGTCATTCCACCCATGCGAACAGGCATCCGGGCGTTAATGAGATCAGAAAACTCACCTGTTTTTTTTATCAAAGCATTTTCGAATACTTTTCGAATGTTCACAGAACTGCTTACTGCAGGTTCTTTTTCGTCCCATAATTTACGAAAGTCAAGCGTTGACTTGGCGTAACAGTACAGGCAATTATTCGAGCATCCGCAACCGTAAGTATCAAGAACGAATGGGTAAAAACATCGATTTGTTTCGCCTGCAGATGGAACACGTATTGGGCTTTTAAATTCTTTCATTAGAAAAATTAACGTTTTTAAGCCGTCAATTCTGATTTTTTACCAAAGGTATACATTTCTATAAATTACAACTTAAATATTTTCGGCTTCGCAAGTCCCCACTACTCCACATCGACTAAAGATCGCCTAACAGGTTATAGGAATATATTGCCGTATGGTGAAAACGGCTTAAAATTAAGCATTTAACGGTCAGCATTGAAATTCATAAGTTATTAACAATCACGAAAAATAATTACATAAATATTTCCTTATTTCAAATGGATATATTAATTTTAACACAAGTTCTTTGAAATTATGATTTCCCTGATACCCGGATGCAGGTCATAACTGCCGGGTTAGTGTATGCAGTGAAAACAATAGGAAGTAACATCAGTCATCCATCCTCCAAATTCTGTTATCAGGTTAATAAAATAATCCCGAAAATATGTGCGTCGGCATCTGATTATAATTGTTGTGAAATAATCCAATTTTCAGACTCTAACAGACGGAGCAATTCTGAACACAAAGGATACGGAAAGAATAACCATCTTATTTCATATTGGTGCATATCGCCGGAATTCAGATCATAATTTTTTTATGAAGCTGATATGTGTCGAATCGATTCCGGTGACAAATTAATTTATTATTCATTTAATATTTATGGCTATGACAAAACATGACATGCAAATTGTAGTTAATGAACTTCGGAATAACATATCATATCCCGATGTTGACAGTTCACCCCTAATCGGTTGCGGGTTGCAGGACTTTCCGAAAGGCAAGATCATTCGTAAAGAAGTAATTGTTCAGCATTTGCGTTGGCAATGCTTATTCTTGAACGGATGTATTGATGAACAGGAACTTTCAGATAATTTGGAACTGTTTAAGTGGAAAAAAATCATAATGATTTAAAGGTTTAGCAGGGTGCGATATTGCTTAACTGATCTCAGAAATCAGCCCTGCACAAATTAATTACTGAATTATTAACTTAATATTTACGACAATGAATTACTTACAAATTGAAAACAGCTACATCGGATTTTTAATGTGTCCGACAAACGGATCTGAACGCTTCAATGATTTACAATCAGCTATGAAAGCATTATTTGAAACAATTAATGAATTTCATTATTTATTAAATGAATACCCTAAAGCAAAATGGTCAGTTGGTTACAGAGATGAAAATGATAAATGGAAACAACTTTTCAGTATCTCAACAGCACAGATCAAAAAACTTAAAATTCAAAAACTTTGGTAATATTTACGAAAATGAACGAAACATCTTATTTGTATGTGGACGAACAGAATTTCGTTACATACGCAAATGACAGAGACAATATTAATAACAGGTGCGAATCAAAATGGAGACGGTTTGTAATTCCCACCAAAAACGTTGTTGCATTTATGAAATATTATCAGTTACGCTTTCATCCACGAACCTTAAAAAACATAGTAAAATGAAAAGCTTAAAATCAATATCAGTCGCTGAACTGAAAGAATATTTCCTTGACAATTACGGATATATTGACTTGGAATTGAATGACAAACAGATTTACGATCTGCTGAAACGTTGGAATTTCAGAGGGTTTAATATCAAAACCTGTGCAGATCTGTTGGCTGATCACCTGTTAGCCAATGGTGCTTACGCACAGGAATAACTGAAGCCAAGTCAGGGCGGTGCAAGACCGCCCACCCGCTTCGGCGGGTTCGTTCAAAATCAGTTGTTAAACTAAAAAATTAAAACAATGAAACCATTATTAATGTCTAATGACGAATTGCTTCCAAGTATCGAAAAAATCTATTTGGGGCGTGATTCAGGTTGCCGTTGTGGATGTCATGGTACATATACCAAATATCACGATAATCCTGAAAATGAAGGTCAACGTGCCGATAACAGCAGGGTGAAATCAATATTCACCCGTGGCAATAAGCTTATTAATTCCGGTGAAGGAAAGATAACTGATGACTGCCGGAATTATACGAATATCAGTTATGGAAATGATCGTGCAATATGTATTTACTGGCTATGAAAGACATTCAAATCACAGTTGACCGTTCCCGATGGATGGCATCGGAAGAATACGCTTACCTGAAAGTAACATCACCGACAGGTAAGCACGTATTCATTGAAAAATATAAACTTCATCTGCTGAATGATGCTGAATCAGGAATCGTTCAGAGATTGGCTAATGAGAAACTGCCGGAATCGATAGCTGTTTCATGGCAGGAAATGAATATAATCTTACAAATATCAAAGAAATGAAAGTAAAACAAATTCAGATGCTCATATACCTTGTCGTACCGATCAAAGATCGGGCGGTACATCAGGTTGTGAAAGTTCCAGTAATAAGAATATCAGAAAACGATTATATAATACTTAACTGACATGAGAATAGATTTCAAAGAAATTTTACCCTTGATCGATATTTACGACTTTCAGGGCGGTAGCTTTCATAAAGACATAAGGTTACCTGACGGCAGATCAATCGAGTTCAAAGGATCGGTCGAGATCCGCGGAACACGAATACATAACTACTTCGATCCTGACGATAACGGCTATTTCGAAGGAACGGTTGAATTTACACTTTCTGACTGGATTGGCTTTGATCGTGACGGTCGCGAAATCATGGTGACGAATCACGTATATTTTCAGAATAAGATGCAGGAATTACTTGAAGGGCAACTCTAATTATTTTTTTATATAAACATTAATCTTTTCACAACATGGGACAAATGGAATTGAACGCAATGTTACAGCGTAAGGTAAACGACTTTGTATCAAGGTCAAGAATTGACAGCGAGCGTATTTATTCACAGCTTGAAAACAGACAGGTTGATGACAACGTTATCCCGGCATCGCTGATAAACTTCGGCATCCTGCATCAGCCTACAAGTCCTGAACAGGGGCGTATAGCTGTCAGGGTAAACGAGAACGGGAAAAATCATCATTGGCTTCTAAATCAGAATTCGGCGTATCAGGTAGGAACACGAATCGGTGTACCGCCACAATGGGTAAAAGAATCACTTAACGGTGAGAATTACCAACAACAGGCAGTCGCTTTTGCTTTGAACAAATACATGGAGAATTATTCAGGGCGTGACGACAGGTTCTTATTTCGTAATGTTGACGGCGTTGTACGTGGATTTCTTTCGACAAGTTACAAGAGGCTGAACACACGTGAGATATTTATGAAGTTCATTGAAACAGCCGAATCGATGAACCTGCCTCTTGTCGGTGCTTTTGAAGGTCAGGCGCGCGACTATCTTGAAATACTTGATCCAAGACTGATCGAGATCAACACACCGAATAATGGCGTTGTATTATATGCTCGCGGGATGCAGTTGAAGAACGGCGACTTCGGCGGTTCAAAACTTGAATTACGGTCATACTGGAAAAAAGCTATTTGCCTTAATGGTGCTGTCGGGCAGTCATTCCTGAAAGAAGTTCATCTTGGCTCACGTATGGCACAGGACTTTGTTTTTTCAATCGAAACGGTGAATAAAGACACAGAAGTACGGGCGTTGATGGTCAGGGATGCCATGAAGTATGCTTTTTCGGAACGTAACCGACAGTTCGAAGAAGCACAGATCGTTGAATCATCGGAAAAGAAAATAGACCTTCCGAAACAGATCGAACACCTGCCGAAACTTGGCCTGACGAAAACAGAAAAGACAGGTATTGAAGAAATCCTTTTGAAGCGCGATGATAACGATGGCGTTACGGGCGAAGCAACGATGTATCTTTTTGCACAGGCTGTTTCAGCGTTCGCCAATAAAACGGCAGATCCTGAACGAAGCCGGGAATTACAACAGATCGCAGGGAACATGATCTTCACACAAGAACCCGAGAAAGTTGAAAAATTGAATTTTGATAATTAATTAACCCGGGCGGTGGGAAACTACCGCCCACAATCTTTTACGACATGACAACACATGAACTTCTTTACCGCTATAAGCGTGTCAAAATAGCATTACAGGATGAGATTCATAAGATAATGCTTACGAGAATGGTCAGCGATAATTTACGGGATATCATCCCGCAGGATTATAATATCGGCATCACAGATTATGCTACGGGCGTGAAAATAAGTCCGGTCAACGACGATTATTCAGTCGATAACTTCCCGAAGATGACGAAGAAATTATCAAAGATATTCGGAAAAAAGCCAAGCGTTAACATTGATCAGAGTACGATGTGTGCCACGTGGTGGGTATATCCTGATCCCTATGGGAAATTTCAAGCTGATAATCAGGTTCGTATCGAACTGGTTTTCGGGAACACAGAAAAATGCGAAGTAGTTTACAAAGAAGAAACTTATCAGGTAACGGAATTGACAGGGTATTGTAAAATGATCAAAGAACGGTGCTATGATACAAATTAGTATTTCTTCATTAGTGCAGGAACAGCCACGTGAGTTGCGTTTTCCGGGATTCACAAATACGTTTCTGATCGGCAAGCTGAAACTTGATCAGTTGCCGGATGTCAGGTATGTATGTATTGATAAACAATCAATGGTCGTACTGGTGGACGATATCAGGCTGAGTGATCTTATTTATTCGATCAGCAGTTTCCTTGCGTATCGCACACAGAATCAGCTTGACGAATACATTAGGCTGATTCAGGAATATGGCGAATGAACAGCTTATTAACTGATCCTGTTTATAAATTTGATACTTTCGTTTTCATTTATTAATTATCTTTATTTAAAATTTACAAGACATGATGCAGTATGTTTACTTAAAAGTATCAGGCGGGCAGGAATCAGCTTATACTTCATTGACACAGCTTCTGAAATCGGAAGGTATTGAACGGACATATCATACAGTCCGTAAGATTCTGATCAAAGGCGAAAAGTTTTATTTCAATCATATCACAGTTTCAAAAATCAAATTAAATCATTTCACAAATGGACAACGAATCATTAGAGATCATTGACGTACAGTCGGTGACAGTTACGGAAGCCCAATCAAGGGCAGAGATTGACATTCAGGTCAGCACGGCAAACAAGTATCCGCGTAATGTGGATCGTGCGGTATCGAATGTTATTGCTATCGTCAGCAGGGATAAAGAACTTGCTGAAAAATGTGTCTATTCCCTGCCACGTGCCGGGAAAGAAATACAGGGTGCTTCGGTGCATCTTGCACGACTGATCGCTTCGGAATATAAGAACATCCGGGTTGACAGCAGGATTGTAGAGATCGGTGACACGATGATCACGGCGCAATCGACCGTCATGGATCTGCAGAATAACTATGCTATCCGCACGGAAGTGAAACGGCGCATCACGGATAAGAAAGGACAGCGTTTTGCAGATGATATGATTGTAGTTACCTGCAATGCCGCGTTGTCGATCGCTTCCCGGAATGCCATTCTTCAAGTCATCCCGGCATCGGTCGTGAATCAGATATATAAAGCAGCGCAGAAAGCTGTTATGGGCGATCTTACCGATGAACAGAAACTGCTGAAACGCCGGAAGGAAATACTTGACGGATATCTGAACACGTGGAACGTTACTGAAACGGAGATCCTTCGTTTACTGGAAATCGAAACCGTTAATCAGATCAAAGAATCACAGATGCTGACATTGGTCGGATTGGCTAACGCTATTAAGGATGGAGACACGACTGTGACGGAAGCCTTCGGTCGCACGGTGCAGGATGGTATATCAGTCAACACGAAAGAGAAAGTCGCAGAGGCGATCGCTAAAGCACGTGAGCGCAAGGCTAAACAGGCAGATATGAAGTCAGGTGAACAAAAAGATCAAAAACTACTATAATGTTAGATCACGAAGCACGTAAAAAAGGGATTGGCGGTTCAGAAGTATCTGCCATCCTTGGACTGGATGATTACAGTAGCCCATACAAAGTATGGTTGAATAAGACGGGGCGGGAATCATCAACGGTCGATAATAAATACACGAAAGCAGGGCTGATACTTGAATCTGCCGTAGCTGATTATTTCGAACAGCAGACATCATACAGGATCATCAAGGCATCTGCGAAACAGACAACGGTGACACATCCGAAATACAGCTTTGCTATCGGGACACCGGATCGACGTTATATTGCCACGCAAAAAGTTGGGAAGGGCATATTGGAATGTAAAACAACACAGTATGCGTATGATGATGTGCCTGAAAAATGGTTCATTCAACTACAATGGTATCTTGGCGTAATCGGTTCGGCGTATGGATCTGTCGCTTGGTTGGAACATGGCTTGGATTTCAAGTTCAAAGAATATGAATTCGATCAGGAATTTTTTGATTACCTGTTGGATGCCGTTAATAAATTTTGGCATGAGAATGTTCTGAAAGACATCCCGCCCGAACCAATCAATTCAGCCGACATTGAAAGGATGTTCACACGACACAGAGATGGATCAGTGCTTGAAGCCACACAGGAATTAATTTCAGCACACACGGATCTTGTCAGCATCAAATCTGCAATCAAAGAATTGTCAGTAAAGGAAAATGAACTGACGGAATTGATCAAGACAGTCATGAGAGATAATGAAGTCATTATGGCAGGATCACAGCCATTGTTCACGTGGAAAACTTCAAAGTCCAGTTCACAGTTTAACAAGGAAAAATTCAAGATCGATCATCCTGAATTATTTGAAAAATATCTTGTTGACGTTGACGGATCACGAAGATTTTTAGTCAAGTAGTAATAATTCCCGGTATAGAAAATATGCCGGGAATTTTAATTTTTTAATTATGGCAAAAGATCCTGCTGTTTTATGGTATTATCAGGATTTCCTTGTTGGCACAGCCTTGATGACAGATGATGAAGTCGGAAAATATACCCGGCTTCTCTGTCATTTGGCAGACAAGGGATCATTGACCGAAACCCAAATTTTGCGCATTTGTAATACAGATATCATCCCGGAATCGATAAAAGAAAAACTATTACGTGATGAATCGGGTAACTATTATCAAAAACGTATGCGTGAAGAAAAAGATAAAAGATCAGCTTATTCAGAATCAAGAAGAAAAAACAGATATCATAAAGATATGAATGAGATGTCTGAAACATATGATCTTCATATGGAAAATGAAAATGAAAATGAAAATGAAATTAAGAAAATGAAAAAAGAAGATGAAAATAAAGAAAGTTTAAAAGATCAAAAATTAAGATTATTGCAACAGAGAAAACAGCTTTTTGAAGTCCGGGTATTTGAATTTATTAAGATATATCCCGAAGCGATGCTTGAAAAGTTTTTCAACTATTGGTCTGAAATGAATAAATCAGGATCACAGATGCGTTGGGAAATGGAAAAGACTTGGGAACTGAAACGGCGGTTGCAGACATGGTGCGATAGGGATAAGGGATTTGTTAAGGCAGATAATATAATTACATATGAAGAACTGGTACGGCGCTATAATGCAGGTGAAGCTGATGTATGGCAGAAATATGAGAAGTTTACAATTCCCGGAAAAACGAAACCTATGTGGAGAATGAAAAATGAAACAGCTTGATGAAAAAATAAGTAATAAGATCATCCAGTTACGGGAAGAATACTATTCAAAAAAAGCAGAAACAATAAACCTTCCCAAATTACGCCGACCGGATGATTATGCTATCAGGTGTTATTTTGAATCACATAATGATTCATTTTCCCTGATCGATTTTGCAGAATGGGTAATTAAAAACGCTACGAAATGAAAATGTATGATAAGTATTTTTTAAACAGATTACAGAAGAATCTTGGAGTTTCGCAAGCGGAATTTCGGGCTAAACTGCATCTTACGGAACAGGAACAGAACAGGTCATTCCCGGATGAATTCGATTATGAACGACTTGTTTTTCTTGTCTGTGAAGAATATAAGATTTCTGAAAATGAGTTTTTTTCCGACTTTCGTTATGGGAACATCGGAAAAGCCCGGCAGACAGTATGTTTCATTATGTCGGTACTCGGTGCTAAAAACATTCGCATAAGTAATGTGACGGGATTCAAAAAATCGACGATCTCAAATTCGGTCAGGATCATTTCAAATGATTATGATGCGTTATTGAGGATCGAACGAATCCTTGAAAAAATGAATCAGCAATGAGGCCGATGTACGAAGAAGCCGATCCGCGTTGGCGGGTGGCACAGGATCAGTTCAAAGCCGAGATACAGCAGATAACAGGTTATCGATTGGAAGAAATCCCGCGTAAATATGGTGCTGATTATATTGTGATGAAACACAGCACTATCATTGGGCTGTACGAAATAAAGTGCAGAGATCATGCGGTCGGGAAATATGCCGACTATATGATTTCGGTGCATAAGATTACGACATCCCTGATATTCGCCCAATTCCTGCGTTTGCCGTTCGTGCTTTGGATCAAATGGACAGACAGGATCGGTTATATACAAATAACGAAGGACACGCCAAGAACGTTAGGAATGGGAACTAACGGGCAAAGATCTGATCCTGCAGACAGAGAACCGATGCTGTTTTTTCAAATCAATCAATTTATGTTATTATGACTGAACGGCAGAAATTAGAGAAACAGCTTGATGATCTTGTTAGCAACATTGTGCGGATAAGGGATCGTAACTGTATTACGTGTAATAAGCCGATGATTTATGAAACGTCAACAGCAGGTCATTTTATGAAACGTGATAATCGATGTGTGCGATGGTCGATCGTTAACGTGAACGGGCAATGTTGGGATTGCAACCGAGAAGATGATACAGATCGGTATGAACAGGCTATGCTTCGCCGTTATGGTGAAGAAACAACAAACAGGATCAAGACA